CTTCAAGTGTCTCTTTGCGGGATTTTTCCACCCGCTCCCACTTCCCAGTCGCATTGTCACGCTCAAACCCTGCACGACGGAGCGCAGCCCATGCGGACGCCATCGAAACGGCTTCAGAGCGCCCTGCGTCCAGTTGGGAGTTCACGGTGTTGCGGAAAATTTCCTGACCACGTTCTGACGGGATCAGTTGACGGAGACGGGCTGGCAGTCGCTCGTATGGCATCGCTTACCTGCAAAAAGAAAGACGCTGTGGCTTTAATACCACAGCGCCCTGCAAGTTAGCAAATGGGTGGGTTGGTTACTCGCCGTTACGCATGATCGTATCGGTAAGGTGGTGCATGATGTCGTCCGAATCCTTCTGCCAGTATTTACGGACAACGGTTAGAGCCGGAAGGGCCTCTGCCTTCTTGATGTGGGACACGACCTTATTCTTGGATTCCCCGGCTTTCTTCTTCAACTCCTCGATGTCTTTTTCGAGTTGCTGTTCGATATGGTAGAAGGCCACGTCAGCGGCCTTCTTGAGGTGTTCAATCGCTTCCTTCTTCCTTGCCTCGACGTGTTCTCCGCCAAGCTTCGGATCGGGCTTCCAATCTGACATTCAGATTTCCTCTCTACTTCTATGAGGAATTGAAACCACGAAGGACATGATTCGTCAAGCGAGAATTACACCCCACACGAACCTCCGTTGCCAGAAATATCGCAAATATCATGCGTCTCGACGTGTTCGTAGAACTCTTCACCCAACTTCGTAACAGCCTCGGAGTAAGGCACTGACGTAAGAGGTTGACCGCCACGAGCACCATCCGGGTAGCAGGTAAACCCGCGAAGCCGGTGCGCGTATGACGCCAAAGTCTTAGCAAAGTCCGACACCGTGTCCTCATTATTCAACTTGGTCCCCCATGCCGGAAGGTTGATGGTTGACGAGATGGACATATCAACGTAGTCCTGAACATCGGCTTGAAACTTGATGCGCCGTTCGTAGTTGTCTGCCAAATCCAGCGCGCTCTCGACGTTCTCAGGGTCGGCACCGTAGAAATCAATAAGTTCCTGCGCCGCGCTGTCCACGACATACTGATACGCCCAACGGTCCTTGCCTTTCAAATACCGACGCTTGTAGGCAACGGCAAAGATGGGTTCAATGCCGGTGCTTGTTCCAGCAAGAATACCAATGGAACCTGTAGGTGCGATTGCTCTGTTCGCCACAGGACGGCTGATGGACAATAGGTCAGCAAACGACTTGCTCACATCGTCTGATACCCCTTTGTAGACAGACAGCCACTGGTGAAGTTCTGGTGTGACCTCATAAGCGTATCCGCGTTTGATGAGCCATTCGTGGACACCCATAAAACCAAGGCCAAGGCGACGGTTTTTCTCTCGGGTCTCGTAGACCTTTTCGTATGGGAGTTTGGCCTTCAGCGTCCCGCAAATCAGGAACATCGTTGCGAGACGAACAATGTCGCGCAACTCGTCAATGCTCTCAACGCGACCAAAGTTGATGGAACCAAGGTTGCACACGTCGCTATCATCTTCGGAGGTAACTTCGGTGCAGGCATTACGAAGCGTCTCGCGCTCTTTGTCGAAGAAGTTGAACGAGAAGCCTGGCTCCGCCGTTTTCAGTGCTTGACGGACATTCTCCTCAAAAACCTTACCCGGATCACCTTTTTGCCAATAACTCAACAGCCATTCTGTGTCGTAGTTGACGGAGATGTTCGTCATGTCCAGGGGAGCCGGGAAGTTGAAGTCGTCCTGCTTGATGTCCCATAGACTCTTCCCGGTGTTACCAACAGGCATGTCGGCCCAGTCTTTTGCCTTCAGGAACTTACTCACGTCTCCGTGCTTCCAATTTAGAGAAGCATAGATGGCAGAACGACGAGACCCACCCTGCATTACGCGACGCCCAATCTCGTTAATCATGTTCATCTTTGGGATTGGTCCTGATGCCTGACCGCCAGTCCTCTGAATTGGCGATCCCTCCGCCCGATATACGGAGTAGTCAACGCCTATTCCGCCGCCTGTCATAAGGCAAGATTCAGCTTTCCAAGATAGGTTCGCCCAGTCTTCTCTAGTGTCTTCTTCTGCCCGCAAAAGGTAGCAGTTGTTGAAGAACTTGTTTGGGCGGCCAGCATAGTAGAGATAGCGACCGCCGGGAATAAACTTCAGGTCACGGATATATTCTTCAAGTGCATCCTTGTCTTCTTTTGTTACATATTCAGACATAACATCATCAACAAGCGTCTTGGCGAGCACAGCCCATGTCTCAGCACCTTCGTGCCGATACTTGTGGTTGAAGATGTCTTCCGAAAACTTGCTTCGGAACATAGGATTTAGATTTGACTTGAACGCAGCCATGTTATCTCCGTCTATGTAGCGTTAAACGAACCCCCTGAATACCAAATCAGGTAGGCGCGGGTCTAGTGGTAAATTGTGAGTGGGTTACGCCTGATCCCGCCGCTCGACAGCGTCCTGCGTGGTGAACTTCTCAGGGAACCGTTTGCGCAGCTTGGCGATGTTCGCGGTCATGCGTTCTTCCGGTGTGGTGTCGTTCATCTTGCAAGCCCAGTCGAGCCAGTGCAGGAGCATCCCGATATACTTGGTGAAGCGCGGAATGTCCGTATGCACACCGTAGAAGCAGGACCGCTTCATGACATCGCAGAGACCACCAACGATTTCGTGGTAGAATACACTCGACGGGGACTGCTCCTTCAACTCGTCAAACGTCAGCCCCAACTCGTCCGCTGCAATAGCAACATACCAGTAGATGTCGCCGAGTTCTTCCAGCGCATTGTTATCGTCAACGGCATCCTCGTATTCCATGAGTTCCGTCACGATGCCAAGTGTCGCGTGCAGCAGGCGCGGGCTACCTGCGTTGAATTGCAGGCTTTCGGTGCGGGTGGCTTGTTGGATGTAGGTTGTCATGTGATCATCCACCTATAGTTCTCATCCAAAGACTTCCACATCGGATTACCTTTCTCATACAAGTCTTCATTGGCTTTGTCGCAGGCTTCTACAAGTTCTTTGACGCCGCTGATAACGTCGTTGTAGTAGAACTCTTTTGCGACCCTCACGATGTCGTTGAATCGCAACTGCTTCTTGTCAGGCTCTTTTAGGCTTACGGCAACCTCTCGCGCATATACATGCAGTTCTTCATCGGTATGGTTCATCATATCCCCTCATCTTTGAACACCTGGAGCCATTGCTTGCAGATGTCGGAACGAACAACATCCTCGATAGTGAACTCAATCACCGGGATTGGCAAGGAGTATTTCTTAGCAAGATGCACAATTTTCGCAAGTCCGCTGGTTTCTTTCAGGTCCGTCTGCTCCACGTCTCCGTCCAACACGATCTGGCTGTTTTCACCAACGCGGGTCAGCATGGCTTTCATCTCTGGAACGGTTAGGTTCTGCGCTTCGTCTACGATGATGAGTGCATTGTCAAAACTACGACCACGAATCAGTGCGAGCGGAACGATCTCGATATTGCCGTTCTTGATCGCTGTTTCTACCTTGCCCTTACCAAGATGCTGCTCAAGAACATCAATAACAGGCAAGGCCCACGGCAGGACTTTTTCGGTCAGGTCTCCTGGCAGGAAACCGATACCCTTACCTACCTCCACATGGGGGCGCGTAATGATGATCTTGTCGATCTGCTTGGTATTGTAGAGACTGGCTGCGTGGGACGCTGCAACGTATGTTTTGCCTGTCCCTGCTGGCCCACAAACGATAACTTGATCCGCCTTCATCAGCGCATCAAGATAAGCCTTCTGACGTTCATTTCTTGGTAGGATTTCTATGGGTTTGGCCTTGTCTGCGCCTTTGTAGGTTGTTGTTCTTTTCGTCGTGCGGGTCTTGGGGCGCTGCTGCGTCATACCTCACCTTGTTCGCATGGCTTGGTGGGATTATGACGGGTAGGTTTGTCGTGGTCAATGTGAAGGTGTTGAGACGCGGGCCGGGCGCTACTCCGGCTAACGGGACACGCATGGCATTGCGCCTACACGCTGGGGACTTGCACCCCTACCCGTATCGTCTGGCAGATCGCGCTTCTGCTTTCAGCGCCGCCGCGTCTCAGCTTCCTAATAACTACACCACGCCCGATTCGTCAAGCGTTTTCCAAATATCCGAAGAAACCTGCCGTTATGTCAGCGGCCTTGTCCCACTTGGCGCGGAACCCAACCCATTCGCCACCGGGGATAGGAAACGGCCCGAAGTTCGGGAAAGTAGATGACCCATCCTGCAAGGCAACAGCCGCAAGCGGATGCAGGTAGCCGTCATCTGCAAAACTGTCACCGTTTATGAAGGACGTGACGAGGCTCACGATAACGCGACTGTCCGACGACCCAGACGCCGCACCCGCATACAGGCCGGTCAGCATCAGACGCTTGTTCGCAGGAACCCGGATCATGGACGTGTGGAACTGCAAGTCACCCGCCGACATACGCCCGTAGGTGGTTCCGCCACTCGTCATGGTGATGGTTCCGTTAACAGGGCCGAACTTCGAATACGCATTGTTAATCGCACGAATGTCGGTTGCCGTTGTGGTCACGGGTGTCGTGCCGTTCAGCGTCACTGTCTCGTAACGCTCGATCAGGTTCCCATCAAGGTAGCGTATAACGATGTCGCCAGTGTCACTCGCAGAATCAGACACGATAGTAAGCTGAATGTTGTCAGGCACCGTAAGAGTTGTCGGCATACCTGTTTGCCAGATGATGCTCGTGCCTGATCCCGTGACAACCTTCTCCCCAAAGGACGTGAACGGCGCAGCCCCCGGCACGTTCCCACGGGCTATGTCAGCCGCGTTATTCGTGCGCCACAGGCGTTCAGGCCATGGTTGGGTCATTACCTTCCGCCTCCTGCGCCATCGCGTTAGGGCGCGGCCTGTCAGGATCGCCTTCTGGTAGGCCAGCAACGTCGCGCAGGTGTTTGTCTAGGCGGTCGTCTGGAAACAGGTCCACACCGGACAGCGCAAGACGCTGGATGAACTGACCGAGTTCTTCAAGGTCCACAGGCGCGATACGCCCCCGCACGATCTTCGGCATGTCGTCCTTATTCATGCCGTTCAACTCCCACAGGTATGGTAGCAGCTTGCGGTTCAACTGCGCTGAGATCGTGTCTGCGTAGCCTTCCAGAGCCTTCAGGAATAGGTCAGCCTTGGACTTGGACAGCGCAAAAGACCCACGGTCGTTCATGCCAAGCATCACGAAATCTGCCATGCAGGACATGGCCATTTCCTGCTGGTAACGAGTGATGACCTTCCCGGTGTCGATGTCACGGGTGCCCTTGGACGCGATCAGGTCGAACTTGACCATCGGGGAATTGGTCAGTTTTCCATCATCTTCCGCCCACAGATCGGATGGGATGGCAATGAATCCCTGCTCGTTGCGCTTCACGTCACGCCCGATACGTTTCGCTTCCGAGATGAAGTTCTTTTGCCAGTCAGGCGCTTCGCTTGAGAACCACTCACCGGGGATTGACCAGATCGGCAGACCGTTCAACTCGCGCTCGATGCCAACCCCTTCAAAATACTTGATATTGTTCGATGCGTGCCAGGATGTGTAGGAAGAACGCAACACAGAACGCCCGCTAGGCTCGTTGGCCGCAGAAGTGGTGCGGAAATGCAACAGTCTGCTATATGGGATGTAGACGTTTTTCTGCGCCGCAACCTGCCACACGCCCTTGATGTCGCCGGTTTCCGTTGTCTCGAACCTGTCAATCGTCCACGCAGCACGGGACGCCAGTTTCTTCATGCGAACAAGGCCATCGCTGTCCCGGCGCGGAACCATCTCGAACAGGCTGAAGCCGTATGGCAACATGGTCAGGACATCTGCGACGAACTCTTCCCACGACTTATCGTCCATCCCGTGCATGACGCTACGGACAAACTCGACAGCGGTTTCCGACCCTTCTTCAACGCGCCACTCGATGGAGCGCAGCATCATGGATTGTGCGGTCAGGATGGCCCCGATGATCGGGTCGTTTTCCGCCATCTCCCTATACTTCTTGATGCCTTGTCGCCCACGAAGTTGGACAACGAACTCGTCATTCCTGATTCCCCAATCCGGGCGAGAATCCGACGCTACCCCGAGTTCCTGAAATTGGCGTGCCATTTATGAGTCCTATGCGCTTGTTGCGCGTAGTATAGGGCTTTTATGCCACTTTGAAAACATTGTCTTGCTTGGACCCAACCAGCGACAACTGCGGTGTCTTCCTTCCGCGTCGTGTCATCGCTGCGAGTTCGTTAAATGCGGAAGCCGTTGCGTCAACCTGATCTTTCAGGCGACCCTTGGGGAAGAACCTCAACTCGTCCAGCCACGCTTTTGTCCATGTCCTATTGAGAACATTGACCTTTCCGATCTCAACCTGCGAGGCAAAAGGCTCCGCGCGCAACTCCTTCGATCCAGACTGCGCCTCGATCTTGACGCTGTAGCCACGCAACTGCGCTGCAATGTCTTCCGACTGCGCCTTACCAGCCTGTCCGGGGTCACGCGGTATGACGATCTTGGTGGTGATCCCATCTTCTTCCGCCATGC